ATACCAAATGCAGCGCCCATTAGGTTTGCTGATAACATTTCATTACCAAGTTCATATCCTTGTGTTTTAGACATACTCATATTATCAGCTGCAGTTTCTAATGTATCTGCAAACTTACCAGCTTCATTGGTCATTGCAACTAAGAATAAACCACCAGCTACTTTAGGGTCTTTAATAACTTCTGTAAAATCATCCCACTTGTCTTTCCACTTACTAAAGTGTTTATCTATTTCTTCTTCACGCTCAAGTTGTTTTTTCTTTGCATCTAATATTTTTTTGTTAGGGTCGAGCTGAGCTAGCTTATCTGTTAGTATCTTTCTTTCGAAATCTGCTAGCGCTTTTGTTGCTGTAGCTTTATCTTCATTTATTTTAGCCGACATTAAATCTTGTTGGTAAGCTCTGTCATCAGCTTTTATTTTTTCTTTCGATAAATTATATGCTGCTTGTGTAATTGCTAAATTAGCATTAGATTTATCTAGTTTCAGTTCTCCTGCTTTTAAATCTTTATCTGCCAATAACGACAAAGCTCTTTGATTATCAGCAATACCACTTATTGTGGCTGCTCTTGCTGCTTCTATATCTGCAAGTTTTTGTGCATATTGAACTGAGCGATTTGTTGAATCTTTTATTGTTTTTTGAGACGCTACTTGCTGAGCTAAAATTGCCGCAATAGACACTTGGGCCCTTTCGTGTTCAGCAGCCGATTTCCTTCTTAGCTTTGCAAGTCTTGCTTCTGCTTCTGCTCTTTTTTCTGGATTCATTTTTGCCATAATTTATTACGCGAATTTTTTAGCAAGTTTATCTGCTTTTGCTACAGCTGCAGCTAAATCTTCTTCTGCTGTTTCCATATTCTTTAATGTACGTTCTACAGCTTCCTTGCCTTCAGGTCCAGAAGCTGCTATTTTTTCTAAACCTTTAATAAATCTTTTATCGTTTGATTTTTTAAGTATTCCTGATATATGGTCAAGTACACCACTTACTATACCTTCTTGTGTAAGCTTGCTATTTTCTGAAAGTTTATTAGAAATAATTTTTCTAACATATTCTCGAATTACTTTTTCTCTCATTTATGCTCTCCGCATTGCGCTTAATTAGTTTTATATAAATATCAAGAAAAGGGTTTTTTATTTTCTGGGAGCTGATGGTTTAGAAAAAGAAGGTCGCTTGATTGATTTGCTCGATGAACTGCTACCTTTTTTTGCTTTATCGTATTCTTGTTTTTCTTTCTTGTGTTGTTCATTCAGCTTTTTAAGATAAAATAATCTTAAATAAACAGGCATAGTATATACATCGTCATGACTAAACCCACCATTGGAGAAATACAGAAGTTGAAATATCTGTTCGTGTAGAATGGGCCTATATTTAGGCCCTAGGCCAAAAAAACTCGACGGACATAGGTATTTGTATAGTGGCCTCATGCCCACATTCATCACATTCAAAGTATACTGACATGTCAACATCTGGTGTGACGTTTTCTAAGTTAGTTCTAAATGCTAATGAGTCTCTAGAAATAAATTCATTTTCAACAAAACTATTGATAGTGCTTCTAGTTTCATCTCCATCTACAGCAATAATAATTTGCTTTAATCTGCTGGTTAAATCATATGAAATTGTAGAAGAATGAGTTTTCTTTTTCATTCGCTTCATTTCATTTTGAATTTTTTCTTCATCTGAATGTGAAAGTAGTTTGAATGTTATAATCTTCTTACTTAAAGGTAATTCGAATTCAAATAAATTTTCGTTAGCTGTAATATTTACATCTTTATTTTCAAGTCCTGCAAGGTCTATTGTTTCATTTTGTTTAGTTTTACATGCAGGGCAAGGTATCTCAGCTGGATAATCTTTACCATAACCTAATACTCTGGCTGCAATCATAACTGCATTTTTATCACCTAATAATAAATCATCGTAATTTACTTTTTTACCATCACCATTACCTATAACAAGAGAACGCAAAAGCATATCAATAACTATACCTTTTTGTATAAGATTCTGAGAAGTAAGAATATCTTCTTCCTTAGCAGTCATATATTTCATTTCAACTTGACCCGAAGCTAATGGGTGGTCTTTTGGATATAATTTACCTTTAGATGGTAAATCTATTATCTCAGTAGGAAACTTCGACTCTTTAACTTGTTTAGTTTCAGCATCTTGAACGAGTTGTTGTTTTAATTCTTCTGTTGATAATTTTTTACCTGGATAGTCTTCTGTCATTTGCTTTGCCATTATATAACTCCTTATTGTGTTTTAATATAACCTAGTATATATAAATATATACGAACTAAAAAGTTTTCAAAAAAATAGCCTGGATTAATAGGCTACTTAATTTTATTTATATAATTGAATTATTTTCCAGAAACAATTGTTACTGCCAGAGTATTTCCGCCATCCATAGCCGTTGATATTGAAATAATAGGTGTGGCTGTTGAATCAAGGCCTTGAATATAATCATTTACAGCTGCTGAAACTGTCCCTGAAGTATCTGAAGCTTCTGTTGCTGTAACTATACCTTTTATAATTTTAGTTGTTGTAGCGTAAGCTGCCATGTCTTATCTTCCTAGTACTGTAGAATCCAGTAATCAGCTCTTATGTTTAAAGTAACGAGTGCTGGTGCCATGTCGTTTTCCCAAGATATTGCACCGAAGTCAGCATCTACAAGGAAAGCACCTTTACCTGTCCATTCTTCTACTTTATCACCTACTGGTCCAAGTACGTTAATTGTCACATCTTTCTTATAAAAGTCAGCATATCCATTTCTACCTGTCACTGATTCGTGGTGTAGTCTTACCCACTCCATAACTGCCTGTGCACCTGATGGAACGATTGGGTCATATAATTCTACTGTTATTGCATCCCATGAACTTCTTCCTTTAATAAATCTAGAATTATTGATATGCTTTATTTCAGTTTCATTATTAACAATTTTTGGTCTTGCAGCTGCTCGAATTAAGTATGAAGGTATACCATCAACATAAAATACAAATCTGTTGGTTACCTTTGGCTCAAATGCCGTGAACATTAATTCTGTTGGGTCTATTAAGTTTGCCATTTATTTATCTCCTATTTAATATAAATATCCTAATCGTTAAAAGTTGCGCCTGTTGGCATTATGTTAAAGTCAATTACAATAAATTCTGCAGCTTTTGCAGGTTGGATAAATATATCGCCTTTCATTATATTTCTATCAATAATATCTGGTGTGTTATTTGTTTCGTCCATCACAACTTTGAAAGCGTAAAGACCTTGTCTTTGTTGTACTGATTCCATATAAGGATTAACTTGTGATAAGAATCTGTTTCTTGTTTGTGCAGTATTGTTTTCAAAGATTAAGTATTTAGATACTGATGCGATGAATTTTTTAAGATTGATTAACAACCTTCTAACATTTACACGGTCAAGAGCTGAAGCTTTCTTTTGAAGAGTTTTTTGACCCCATACAACTACACCTTCACCAGGGAATGTTGCAACTGGGTTAATATTTCCTTCATATAAAACGTCTCTATTAGCATGTGTTAATTTTCTTGCAGCCTGTACTACAGTTTCCTGTCCACCTCTATTAAGACCAGCAGGTGCAAACCATTCTGCAGATACCTTATCGTTGAATGCATATATACTTGGCATAATTACCGATTGTGGTACCCATATATATTTTCCTGTAGCTGGGTCTGAAATTTGTACCCATGGCCAATACATTGCTGCATAGCTTGAATCATACCCTTCTGCAACTGCAGTAACTGATGCTAATGTTTCAGATGCAGCGTAATCTCTTGGGTCGATGATTGTCATTACATCACCTCTTTCTTCACATACAGTAACCATTTTATTGGTTAGTCCAGAAGACATTGCATCTGTAAGTCCCGGTGCAATAAGTAAGTTAATGTCATATTCATCTTGATTAGATAATAGATTAAATGCGCACTCATAGCCGTCATATCCAGATTGACCATCAGCTGATATATCCAATCCTTGGAAGTTTGCAGCAACTGAATTTTCATAATAGTTTGCAGCACCTGCAGTTGAATTAGGAATCATGCCTGTACCATCATTACCACCGTAAAATGAACCAGAACTATTGTTTGCTGGAAGAGAAGCAGTAGCATTAGTATCTCTAATACTTCCATTTTCAGTTAAATAATCAACTGTATTTGTTACGTTTGCTTCAGGGATATATATGTATTGTGACCTATTTTTAAATGAGCCAGCTGGTTGAATATATGGATATGCAGTTGTTGAGTCTCCGACTGTAGGTCTTTGACTACCAATTGCTGCACAAATATAATTTCTTGCATTAGGGTCAAGAGATAAATTACCCCAAGTTTCAAGAATAACTTTTCTTTTACTTGAATCATCACCTCGTCTAACTAAAAGTGTGAATGTACCTTTAGCTTCCTGTACATTGTTTATTTCCCATCTTATATTACTATCTGTACCAAATTTAGTTCCAGTACCTCCTACTGAAGTAGATACGAATACATCGTTTGATGCAACCTCTAATGCTGTATCACTAGGACCTGGTCTACTATTCATAATATGGCCATCTGTATGACATCCTATATCAAAAGCTTTTGTAAATGTAGTGTATGTTGAACCTGATGCTCCAACCCCTGCCTTAAGAGAAAGTGAGCCGGTTGATGGAATATTACCAGTTGTAACTACAGCCGCTCCCATTACTCCAGTTGTTGAACCTGAACGTATTGTAGCTTGGTTATCGTTAGATACGATTGATGATGTAAATTCCATTATTCTTATGCCAGCTGTTGATGATCGAGATCTGAATGTGTCAGCTGTTATTGTACCCGTCTTAGTTACAAGATTTGCTACAGTAGCATTAGAACCTATAGGTCGAGCGTCACCAAAGTTAAAGTAATATTTACCTGTGGAACTACCACCTGTTGCAACTGATGTATTATCAGCAGGCAATGGAGTGTCAACACCGACAAATAAATATGTAGCACCTAATGATGATGTATATTCTATTAAAGTTTCACCGTCAACTAATGCCTTATTAAATGTAACTGAACTTGACGGTGCATTACCAGCATTTGCAGTTCGAAGTAAGTGAGTGCTTGCACTAGCGTTTGCAACACCAGCAGTAGGAAGAACTCTTACAATAGTAGCAGGGCCACCGTGTTTTAAATATTCCTTTGCACATATTGATGTTAAAAACTGGAAGTAATTACTACCAGATTTAAAAGACTCTCCGTAAAGAGCTTGATATTCCGAGTATGAAAATACCTGCGTTGGAATGAGTGCAGGTCCTTTTACTGTTGGTCCTACAATTGCAGCACCAATTT